AATAATATTTCCGACTCCCAATAATACCACACTGAGAAGAGAATGCAAGAAAAATCGTAAATCGCGTGCATATATATGGTCAAGCGTGCATTCAGTGTGGCTGAATCGCATTAAGTGAAAAACATACGCAATTATATAGCCAAACTCGCGGTTCGCGTGAAACGTACCAACACGCCACTCAGTCAAATTCGAGCGCGTGGTGGCGCCTTTACGCGCAAAGTACACTAGTAAACTATTCATGTAAACTATAGTTAACTACTTATAGTTGGGCGTATCGAAATATGACAAAGCTTATGAGATAAACAAAGCTAATGAGTGTATAACTAGGCGAAGAAGTAGCGAAAGTGCTACGCTCGGCTTGTTGCTAGGTTCTCTCAAAACGTAGCGTATTGTTCCACGTGGAACATAACTAGTACGTTCCATACGTTCTATACGTACTAGGTATCATAGTAGTTCTATACGTACTAGTACTACCATTACGTATAGTACTGCTAGTAAGTATAGTACTACCATTACGTATAGAACGTATAGAACGTATAGAACTACCAGTAAGTATAGAACTACCAGTACGACTAGTACCCTCCCTCCCCAACTGAGTGTGAAGCTACCCCGGCTTCGGCGTCGATATAGAAACACGTATAGTTTATAGTTTATAGTTTATGCAACAAGTACTACCCCCTACCAACTCACTCAGTAACTTACTTTCTCACCCAAATTTTTAAAATTTCCTACAAAACGCTCTTCCTCCTCCACCCGACCCTTCGCGCCTTTCCCGTTGAAAACACAAGGAATCCCCACTTTTCCTCGCCTTTTTTGTGTGCTATACTCAACCCGTTCTGGAGTATTTAACTGCCCCACTTCTTTACTTAGGAGATCTCTTGCCAGATCAACTGCCATTATTCGTTTCTGGAGGGATTTCGCTACTTTCACTTTTGAGCGTAGCGTATTTCGCAGGGCGTTTTTCCGAAAGACTTGACCAAATTGAAAATGCGATCACTGAGAAGTCGGGATCGCTAATTGTTGAAACAAAATTTAACTATCTTTCTGCTCAAAATGCAAAGATAGAACAAACTCTAGTAGAAGTAAAAGGAAACTTACATGATGTTCAACGCGCCTTGGACCAACTTACCGCAATCGCAGACGATCGAAATCGCAGATTACCAAGTTCGCACTCTTAGCCCAAAGAGTTTAGCAGCTTTCGTTCAACGAGTAGCAAGCTCTCCGCATAGAGAGAAGTTATGCTCGTTAGGAAAAGTTCCAACTGATACCGGAAGCATACTAATCTTAAATATGAGCAAGCAAGTTAAGGAAACAATCGGCGTCAACACGCTCGCCGACTGGTCGCGAGAAATCGGATAGTAACGAGTAACGAGTAACAAGTAACGAGTAGCAAAATGCCAATCATCGACCTAGATAGCCGCCGGCGAATTTCAGTATTTGACGAAGTAGAAGAAAGTCCTGCATATTCGCCCGTATCGCACATTTCGGTTAGCCAGATTGCGGAGAGAGTTTCGGAAGCACTCCCAATTTTCCGTGCGCGTAGTAATTTCGCTGAGTTGCTAGAAAAGAAGCACGCGGGACCAGAAGGAATTGCGACGGTAATTGCGGATATAATGCATAATGGCGGTAACGATGTTTCGCGTTTACGCGCAGCTGAGTTGGCAATGAAAGGATCTGGACTTCTCGATAATCCAGGCAATAATGAAACGCAAGTAGTTTTCAACATAACGGGCGGAAATGTTCAGGCAATATTACAGCCTGATCGAAATAATTCAGAAAAGGTAAATTCAAATGAGTGAATCCAATATCGCTGTTGCTGAGGCAGAAGATACTACTGGGCGTGAGAAGTTAGATAAAGTACTGGCACTTTTGCAAGTGACTACATTCCAATTTTCATTTAAGGGACGCCATCGTGTAGATAGTGTTCCAATGTTGGCCGCGTCGTTGGACGATGCCAAAAGGATTACGCAAGAGTATTGTACTAAGTACAAACTTCGGTGGATCGGCGTATCTCCGTATTTCATGGATATGAATAAGCAACCAATTGACCAAGGTCGTGGGGGAATACAATGGCAGAACCAAACGTAGTCGTTAAGAAATCTATCCCATTCTTCAAGAATGTTAACTGGTGGAAATTAGCTGGACTAACTATCGCCAATTCAGCTTTAGCATCGGCAGGGGCTAGCACCTTTCCCGAACTTTTGGACAAAGTTTCTACTAATCCAAAAGCAACCGCAAAACTCGCGGGGATTGGTGCTGCGCTTGGAGCACTTAATTTGCTAATGAGTGTACAAAAAGAAAGCACGGTGACCTATGAAAGTCCGAAAGACACTCAAGCCCCTCTCTTCGAAAAAGATTAAAGTAAAGAAGATTCCGAGTAAGAAGTTTGTTTCTAACGTAGCAAACACGTGGATGAAAAGTAAGAAAGTAGGATATTAATGCAATTCGGTAACTTCCGCGCCACTCTTCAGAACAACGCCCCTTTCTCCGCAATCGTATATGATAAAGTAAACAAAAAGTTTAACTTGCTCATGCACGAAAATGCGCCCATCACTTTTGTGGATCCTTATCCAATCGTTGATACTCCCCGTTTCTTGTCGCTTCTTTGGTTGAATCGCGCACTTCTCTACGCTAAGGAAATTGTAGATTATGTGAACGTAACCTATCCAAAGACGGGAAACTTTCTAAACCTAGATTGGAAGATCAAGGAAGACGAAGTTATCCCAACGATTATCTTTTTCGATCCAAATCGTCAACAGTCGTATGAGATTGTAGCTGTTGATTTCCTTCTACAATACATCGGTACGCAAGGTCGTAACGCATTGCACCGATCGCTCACCGATCATTTTGGAGCGCAGCAACCGCTCTTCTAAGCTTTGCCCGAGAGTTTTACAAAAGAACGCTAAGGCAAATAAATTGGCATGGAAATAAAATTCGAATTCATTAACAACACTACTGAGCGGTTTTTTAACTGCACGTTCAGACATCAATGCCTCTCAGGAGGATATGGATCTGGCAAAACGTATGTTGCATGTATGAAGATTTTATTTCTATGCCTTTCATTTAAGAACTACCGAGTGGTAATTGGGCGCAAGGAACTTTCTGCTCTCCGCGAGACTACGCTCAAGACTTTTACTAAGTTGTGCCCTTCGCACTTATACAAGTTTAACTCCCAGTTGGGAACAATGGTATTTAAGAACGGCTCAGAGATTTTGTGGATGCACTTAGATGATGCGAATGAAACAACTCTCCGGGGCCTTGAAGTTAATTCAGTATTCCTGGATCAGCCAGAAGAGCTTACTGAACAAGTATATCGCACACTTGATGCTAGAATTGAACGATGGGATAAAGCGTCCCCAACAGAAGAAACGCTAAAAAGTTTTGGGTATAAGAGTATTGCTGAATGGCCAAGGGATGCAAAAACTGGTGCCTTATCAATTCCATCTTACATGTTGCTTACTCCTAATCCAGATACAGAAATGCACTGGATATGGAGATTATACCATGTTGATTCCATCGTCGCAAATAACGTCCGGCTCGTTAAAGCAGATTATGCTTATTTCGAAGTTTCCAGCGTGGATAACCCAAAGCTTCCAAAAGATAATTTGGACAATATGCTTGCAAATGATTCTGCTTGGGTTAACCGGTTTGTACACGGTAAGTGGGGAATCTCAGAAGCGACAATTCATTCTCTCTCTGGTGCGCATCGTATTCAGCCGACTAAGGAATGGGTAGAAAACTTCCTAAAAAAGGCAATGCTCTACCGAGTGCTAGATCACGGAGAAACGGCGCCGACCTGTTGCTTATGGTTTGCAGCATATCGAGGAAATCACATCTGCTACAGGGAATACTACGTAGCAGGCCGAACTGTTTCGTACCATCGGGCGCGAATTGCAGAACTTTCTGAGAATGAGACTTATGCGGATAATTGGGCGGACCCGCAGATTTTTAAGAAAACTACGCAAAAGTACGGAGGGCATTGGTCAGTAGCAGAAGAATACATTGATCCAATGTTGCAAGAAATGGATCCACTTGCAGATTCAATCGTATTTAACCCCGCGGATAATACCGAGCTTTCTACAAGAAATAGAATTAACGAACTATTCATGCTTCGTGATTCGCAGATAAATCCAGTAACTGGGGCGGGTAATTCCCCCCAATTTTACTTTTTAGATAAAGACGAAACGCGAGATGTGCTGGGTGTTCAGCATGTTATAACTCAAGTGAGAGCGCAGCGTAGATTGAAATTGACTGAAATAGACGGGCGTCCGATTTATTCAGATGAACGGGAACCTAGCGTAGAAGATCACGCGTACGATTGTTTGCGTTATTACGTAGCAATGCACGCGTCGATGGGAATGGATGCTATGCGAGTTCCGTCACCTGGTAGTTTTCTAGCTATACGACGGTTAGCTAAGGCGCACAAACTTACGACTAATGCGTACGGGGATAGGAAAACAATAGGATGAAACCAAGTAATAAGAGAAAGTTTACGCAAGCTAAGGCGAATAAGCTGGGCGAAAAAATTATCGAAGCTAACGAAATCTACGAAAAGTGGGTTATTGACTTCAAAGTTGAAGCGTTAAAGAAGTATTACGCAGGGGAACATTACCAAAATCAAACGGACGAGTATTACGTCAATATGTTCTGGTCAACGATTGAGCGAAAACTTCCTGGGATGATCTTCACTAATCCAAAGTTCTCAATTACTCCGAAGCCTGCCCAACTTGCCACAAATTCTGACTTAGCATTCGTAACTGCCTCGAATCTTTCGGACGCATTGTTCGATTGGACTTCAGAAGATAAAAACAACTTTTCGTCCGAAGCCGAGATGTGCTGCTTGGACGCTTTTCTTGGTTTTGGCGTAATGGAAGTTGGATACTCAGCAAGCTACTCACAGAATCCGATGAAACTAAAGCCAGCACATCCACAAGATGAAGATGCCGACGTTTCTAAGGACGAAGTAGGTGAAGTAATAGATATCACAGTTGACGATGAAAACGTATTCGCTAGGCAAATTCCATTCGAGCGTTTTCGTGTCTCCTCGATAAATCACCGTTACCTAGAGCAGTGCGAATGGTTTGGTTATTACGAATATGTGCGTGTAGCTGACTTAAAAGCTGACAAGAATATGGTAGATACGCACCTTCTCGACAGTGGAGATCATTCTTCTGTAAGAGTTGGTCTCGGCATTTCTTCCAATTATGGCAAATCAGGGCAGGAGCAGCCACCCGATTGCGTAAAGCTGTGGAAAATTTGGGAAACTCGCACGCGTAAGTTCAAGATGTATGTAGAAGATGCGAACTTACAGGTATTCGAAACTAAGTGGAAAGTGAATCCTATCGAGATCCTCACTTATCGGCATCCCCGCGAAGGTTTCTTCCCAATCCCCTACAGTTACAATTGGATTCCTCAGCAGAATGAACTCAATGAGACAAGAGAAACGCAACGAGTTCATCGTCGTAAGTTCAAGCGACTATACGAAGTAAAGCAGGGCGCAGTCGCTCTTGAGGATATTAAGAACTTCCTAAATGGCCCCGACGGTGGCTGTATCCAAGTTACTCAGTTAGGCCAAATTCAACCTATCCCAATCGCCGAACTTGGTGCGTCTGATTCGATTATGGCGCAAGTCTCGAAAGAAGACTTTAACGTAGTTAGTGGAACTTCCGCAGAAATGCAGGGCCAGTCCGATCGTGTAACTGCTACGCAAGCAAATATTACGAATCAACGTGCAACTGTTCGGGAAGCGCGAGAAAGAACTCTCGTGGGGCAGTTCTTAATTCGCGTAGCTAAGAAGATTCTCACCGTAATGAAGAACCATTACGTGAATCCTCGCTACGTTAACTCACAAAAGAACGACCCAATTGGCTCAGAGATGAGTACAGTTCCGAAGGCCCGAAAAATTGACCCAATGTCTGACTTTGGTGATGCCGACTTTGATTTCGAAGTTACGGTATCAGTAGAAAGTATGTCACCAGTGCAGAATGAAGAGGAAAAAGATCGCTTCCTTTCCTTCCTTGCACTTCTCAAACAATTCCCCGAATTTGCTATTTCACCGAACATAATTCGTGAGATGGCATTTCGTGTTGGGTATAAGAACGAGACGATTATTCGAGATTTACAGCAAATGGCAACTTTGTCAATGGCTGCGCAAGCCTCAATGGGTCAACAAAATATGCAAAATCAAGGCGGAAATCTTTCACAACAAACTGTAGAAGGACAAACTCCGCCTAACATGGAGCAAATAGAACAGCAAATGATGATGCAAGGGATGCCGCCTGCCCCGCAGGGTTAAAGTGTTGAATCCATTGACAAATGGCCCTTGCAACATGCCTCCCTTTATATTAGACTAATACAGGACGTAAAACATGCCAATAAATTCAGTGCTACCCGGAAATAGCAGTATCGACGAAGCAATCAGTTCGGCTCTCGGTTCAGTAGAGAATGATTCAGAAGAAACTATCGAAACTGTTGAAGAAGAAGTAGAATCTTCAGAAGATAACACGAGCGAAGAACAAGTTGAAACAACTAGCGTAGACGATAATGTAATCGAAATCGACGCTAGCGACTTGGAACTTTTGAATAAGTTGAAAGATCCTGCTCAGCGGGATTCAACTCTTCGCGCGATGCTCAAGATTGAAGCCGCGGTCGAAAATAAACTTGAAAATGCTGTAAAGTTGCCTGAAACGAAAGCTCAGGTAAAACGCACTTCTCGTGAACTTGCTCAAGAACTGCTTGGAGATGAACTTAATCTTCTCCCCGACAAAATCACTGATTTAATTGAACAGATGATAGCTGACAAACTGCAAGAAGGCTTGCAACCAGTCATCGAATCACAAACATCATTACTTCGCCAGTCGTTAGACTCGCAGGTAACTGCTGCTATGGGCATAATCATTAAAGATTTCCCAGATTTTCCTGCTTATGAGAATGAGATGAACGCGTTAACGAATACCATTTCGCCCGCTACGAATCAGTCTTTGAAAGACTATATGCTTCGTATTTATCACATTGCCAAAGCGGAAAATCCTAAGGCAGCAAGTGGAAAAACTCCGGAACATGACAAAAAAGTCACTATCCGTGTTCAAAACAATTTACGACAACCAAGTAATAAAACGACTCCAGTGCCAAGCGCGAGGAATACCGTTGTAAAAGCAATGTCAGTTGATGATGCAATTAGACTTGCTGTAAAACAGACGAATTACTCCTAAGGAGCTTTTATGCCTATTACTTTTGGAGCTTCCGGAACTCCCACTCAAACTACTACTAATTACGATGCGTTGTTTTCTACTTCGCTCGCAAATTATGCTAAAACGCTGCAAGATACCATTTCTACGTCTAATGCAGTGTTTTATGAAATGAAGCAAGCTGGTTTGATTGAAACGATTGCCGGCGGTGCATTTATTGCGGAAGATTTGATGTATGAGTTGGGCGTTTTTGACTCATACGATGGTTACGACGAAATGCCTGACGTTCCTACTGACGGAATTACGCAAGTTCAGTTCGAATGGCGTCAAGGCAGTGTTCCTATTTCCTACTCAATGAAGGAAATGAAGCAGAACAAGCAGCGCATTGTTAATCTCATTAAGACGAAAATCATGCAAGCTGAGATGGGCTTTACTGAGGCATTTAATCGTGCTCTTTTGCAAGGCGCGCTTTCTCAGAGTGCTGCTAATGATTGCCGAGTTCCGCACACTTCGACGCAAAACGGATCGCTCTTTATTGACTCATTGCCCCGAATGATTCAGTTGGATCCGACTTCTGCTACCTACCCTGTCGGAAATATCGCGCAATCTACTTCTGACTGGTGGAGAAATCAGTTCAAAGTAGCGACTTCTACTTCGTATACCACTTTCCTTATGGAACTTGACCAAATGTACAACAATTGTGCAAAAGGCCCAGGTGGCGAACCAAAATTGCTAGTTTGCGATCAGACGACTTTTGAGCTACTTAACGCTGCTTATTACTTTAAGTATCGCCAGACAACGAATGTTGATGCGAACTACCCGTTCGATAACATCAAGTTCCGCAATGCTCGCGTTGTTTGGGATCAGTACGTTCCTGACGTTTGGAGCGGTTCTGGTGCTGGTCTTGCAAATACGAATACGTGGGGAACTTGTTACTTTATCAATCCTAAGTTCTTGAAGCTGAAGATTGAAGAGGACACAAATTTCAAAATGACTGAGTTTGTAAAGCCTCCTAAAGGTGACTCACGATTGGCACATATTTTGTTCATGGGCCAGTTGACTTGCTGCAATCGCCGCAAAATGGGTGTACTCGGTAAGATTCCTCGTACTCTGACCGCTGCTTAATAGGAAAAAGGAAAAAGGAGAATAAAATGCGTTTTCAAACTTTAGGGGATAAATCCGAGTTTATTGCAGTTCGTGTTCGTAACGGCGAAGCGTCTGCAACTATTCCAGCAGGAACTCCCGTCGTTTTGTCGGCAAATGGCACTGAGGATGGTTTGGCTGTAGTATTGCCAACTTCTTCAACGGCTGCAAAAATTGGTGCGTTTGCTTTTGGCGTAGCAACGCGCGAGATGGTGGCCGGGCGACTTGGTGAAGTAGAAACGAACGGTGTGTATAATACAGCAATTATCGTACACGCTGTTCGTGCAGCTTCTACTGATTCGTTTGCTTCTTTCGCTTCGCAGGCAGTTGGAGCACTGTTAGGTATTGTTACCAATGCTAATGGTTTCTCTGTAGTTGCTGCGTCTACTGCTTCAGCAATTGTTGGAGCTTATTTGCTTGCTTCGTTCGCTACTGGTGCGTCAACTGTATCTACTACAGCAAACACGAGCCTAGTACAAACAAGTGCTCGCAAAGTATTTTTGCGTTATATGTGATCTTTCCGTTGGTTGTTTCTACTCTACTCTAGGGGCGGCGTTAAGTTGCCCCTATTTTTTAATCCCTAACTTTAGGTAAGTAAATGAAAATCGTAATCGGTGTAAATACACTAGGCCAAGTCGAACAACAATCGTATGCAAACCATTGCCAGGTTTGGTACAATTTAGGGAAAAGATTCCCAGAACATCAGTTCATTTTCTTTGCTCCGCAACGAATGTCGATTGACCGTATGCGAAATGCTACGGCAGATGTTGCGTTAGAGCATGAAGCTGACTACTTAGTTTTTTTGGATGACGATGTTATCATCCCGATGAATTTCTTGAGTGCGCTACTGAGTAGTTCCTTCGATGTTACGTCAGGAATTACGTGTGTGCGTGGGTATCCTTACTACCCAATGCTTTTTGACTTTTCTAACCTTGATTGCCATTTTGTTGAAAAGTGGAAATCGCGCAGAGGAACAGTAAGTGGGCGTACCGAAAGTACGTATAAGTACAAAGTAGAAGCCCCGGTAGATGCCGTGGGTTTTTCGCTTTGCCTGATTAAAGTAGATATTATTCGTGCGCTTACAAAGCCCTACTTTATGACTGGCCCGAATTTTACGGAAGATGTCTACTTTTGCCAGAAAGTTCGTAACGAGCTAGGGATTGGTAAAATAGGATATCGCAAAGATGTGCTAACTTCGCATATTCTGCCGGGCGAGCTTATTCACCCTAATGATCGTAAAGCTCGTAAANACTTTGACGAGGTTCTTTCTCCTGAGTTGAAGAAAAAGAAAGCTAAGTCAGACGACCGTGGGCAAGACTATTACGACCAAGTTAAACGAGTCGTAGCAAACAAAAAGGCGACCAAAGATGAGAGTTAACTTAGGCTGTGGCACTGCCCGATTGAAAGACTTTATTAACGTAGATATCGTTCCTAACGATGCAGTAGATGTTGTCGAAGGAGTGGTAAGCTACGCAGCGAAACTTTTGCCTAACACAGTCGATGAGTTTGCATGTTTTCACTTTATCGAACACATTGGCAGATCGCAGCATCCTTCTTTCCTCGCTCATTTAGCTAGAACGCTAAAAGTCGGCGGGGTTTTGCTTATTTCCTTCCCTGATTTTTCTGTAACTAGTGTGTACTTTCTACACAATATGCGTGGGCAGCAGGATTTCTGGGAAGCTACTGTTTTAGGCCGTGGGCGAGATACGTATGATTTACACTCAAGTCTCGTAACCCAAGATTATTTGAAGAAACTGTTGATCTCAGTAGGATTTACAATCGAAACGATCACGTATGAACCGCAGCCGAATGAGTGCAATTGCATAATTAAAGCTGTTAAGACAAGCGTAAGAAAGTCTTACGAAGAACTTCTAGGAGAATAAAATGGAAACACTTCCATTAGTATTAAAGGACGACTATGGCATCCGGGAATCAGTTTCTACGGAACATTGTTGTTACTGTAAAGAGCCTATTGGGCAGCCACATTTGCAAAATTGCTTAGTACTCGGCAAAAGAGTAAAGCTAAAAGTTACGTTTGTAATAGAACGTATTTGTACTTTTAATGATACAGATGAAGATATTAAAGGTTTCTTAGAAAACAGTTCTTCTTGTGCTAACAATGTGGTGCATCTTATGGAACAGCAAACAGATTATACTTGCTTTTGTAACGGGTTCGAGGTTGAAGTTTTAGAAACAATAGATCCCGGGCCATTCCGCATAGCAGATAATGACTATTAGAGATTAATAGAGACTAAGGGAGAATAAAATGGAACTCGAAAATAACAAGCCAAACGAGCCAGATCAAATTATCCGTCTTCGCGGTAGCTACGAAATGGTTCTTGGCGATGCAAACGGTGTAGAAATTTCACGTAACAAGGTAGATAATATCGTTGTTACTTCTGGGCGTTCGTGGGTACTCAAGCAAATCGCTAGCTCGCTTATCACAACTTCCCAATCAATTGGATTTATTGCCGTTGGAACGGGGACCACCGCGCCTACAACTGCTGATACTGGACTCGGTAGCGAAAACACACGTATCGCAATTTCTTCGTTTACTACGACAAATATTAACGCGGCAACTCCTTCGTGGCGTGCAGAAGCGGTATTTGCAACTAATCAGGCGAATACAACGCTGGGCGAAGTGGGTATGTTCAATTCTTCCAGTGGTGGAACAATGCTTTCACGTAGTACATTTAATACGGTGAATAAAACGACAAGTAATACGTTTTCAATCTCGTACACTTTGTCGAATTAATTAGAAAAGGAAAAAGATGAACCCAGGATTAGTATTAGGGATTCCCACATTAGGGCGTCCGGTATGTTTAGAATGGGCACTTGCCCTAAAGTCATTGAATCCTCCGCTCAACTTTAACACAGTTTTTGCGATCATTCGAGGAAAACCAGTTGCTGAAGCAAGAGAAGAAATTGCAGAACAAGCGCTTAAGTTAGGCGCGAAATATCTTCTCTTTATAGGGGATGATACGATTCTCCCGGCTCATGCACTTCGCCAATTCATTTTCAGGATGGAACAGGATCCTACAGTTGGCGTAGTCGGTGGAGTATATTGCTCTAAAAGCGATCCGCCTGCTCCGCTAGTTTTCCGCGGTAATGGAAAAGGTTCCTACTGGGATTGGAAGATTGGTGAGTTTTTCGAAGTAACTGGTTTGGGAATGGATGCAACGCTCATTCGTGTCGATATTCTTAAAGATATGGCTAAGCCGTGGTTTAAGACTGTTGACACTGATTCTTTTTCAGAAGGAATAAATCATGCAGAACTCTGGACGGAAGACCTCTACTTCTTTAATAATCTCTCAACAAACGCACCGCAATGGAAAGTTTGGTGCGAAGGAGGAGTTATCTGCGATCACTGGGAACACTCAACAAATAGATTCTACACCTTGCCTACAGAATCTCTCCCGCGAAGAGTTACGACAGTCCCTGCTTTTACGCTTAAAGGCGTTGATATCGGTTGCGGCCCTTCGTACATTTCTTTACCCGGATGCGGACAATTAGTTCGTGTAGATATTGACGAACAGTGGAACCCGGACTATCGTTGCGATGTTCGACATTTGCCATTTGGAACTGCTGAGTTTGATATTGTTCACTCATCGCATGTTCTGGAACATTTCTTCGCAACCGAAACCCTGCCACTTCTCACTGAGTGGACTAGGATTCTAAAGAAGGACGGTAAGTTTATCCTTAACTTGCCAAATATTGATTGGGCACTCGAGAATTTTAAAGATCCCGAAAACGCCCAACATGTTCACAACGTCATTTATGGCGGACACTCCACTAAGTGGGATGTGCATCATACTTATTTTAATCCAGAGAAAATCACATCCCTGCTAAAACAGGTCGGGATGGAAATTGAACACATTACGCATAACGGTTATAATATGACCGTAGCATCAAAATTCGTAAGCTAATCGGGTTGTAGCTTGCGGAAGTAGGGGAGAAAGTCACAGAAATGTTTGACTGCCTCCCCTATTTTATTTTACAGGAGAATTCTATGCTCATTTCACTTTTTCTAGCTACCATGTTAGCGCAGACAAAAATGCCAACTTCTCAAATTCGCCCGGTGGCTGGAACGCCTCCCGCGAGTTTATTCATCGTAGACTCCACTGGATCAATTCGTTTTGCAAAGTTAGGAACGGGGCTAAAGATAGATTGTAACGCGGAAGGTTGCGTAATTTCGTCTCCTATCGTTGTTCCAACTTTTGTACTACGAACTGTTGAAAGACAAGTTCTAGCTACTACGTTAAACGAATACACTCTTTCGCGAGTCCCAGTAGAAGTAGATCTTTCTCGTAATGGGCTCCTTCTCACGGATGGAATTGATTACGATGTAGTGGGCGCGAAGATCGTAATGAAGCAAAATGAGTCGTTTCAAGTAGGCGACGTTTTTAGAATTTCTTGGAAATAAGTAGGAAACATGCCAGATATTAAAACAAAATTCGGAACTTCTACAGCGTTTACGTTAACTCTTGCTTCTCTTGCTACTTCAGCAACTGCGGCAAGAGAATCTACGAATGTAGACAATACTACTGATCTTTTTGTAGACGCATTAGTTCGTGTGCATGTGAAGCTACAGGCTGGCACGCCTGCGAGCGATAAAGCAGTTTATGTATTTGTTTACGGTTCTGAAGATGGAACAAATTACACCGATAATGCAACAGGAACGAACGCGGCGTTAACTATGCGTGATCCTAGCAATTTGCGACTAATTGGAATCATATCAACCCCTGACTCAGGCGGGCTCACGTACAAAAGTTCTCCAATGTCAGTCGCAAACGCATTCGGTGGAGTTATGCCGCGCAAGTGGGGAATCGTTGTTCGCAACTTCTCAGGAATTGCGCTAACAGCTACCGAAGGCGATCACGCTTACTCATTTACCGGGATTCAATTTCAGAGCGTTTAATTAATGCGTGCCTTTTCTCCCATTAACGCATATCTTGATCGGAAAAATCCATTAGCCCAAGGACTGTGGCTCGCCGCACCCTTGCAGGAAGATGGCGGACAATTTGCACAAAATCTAGCAAATCCTAACCAGCCCGGAAGATTCGTCAACCCAGGAAGCATTGCACAAGTTAATTCTCCTTTCGGAAAAGGCTTAAGTCTAACTCCTGGCGGAGTGGATACATACGTAAGCTTTCCCAATATTGTCTGGAAAGCTAATATGCCCGCCTCTATTAGCTATTGGGTAAATGGCAATGGGGGAGACAGTTCTTCATTTGGGATTACGCGCGGAGGCACTTCGGATAGATTTCAGGCGCATAATCCATTTAGCGGAACCTTGCATTGGGATTACGGGAATGTATTTGGATCTGGGCGACTAAGCATAAGTCACGCCAGCTATACAAATAAATGGACTCATTTCGTTTTAGTTTCTAGTGGTCCCGCGAATGCCTACATGCGTATTTACGCAAATGGCATTTTAGTTGCTTCTTCTGCCTCAAGCGGTGCGCCTAGTTTAGATACCACTGGGTTTTCGTTAGGTCAATGGGATACTCACCGGCTTACTGGTTTAATTTCAAACTTCTGCGTTTGGGAGCGTGCAATTACAGCGCAAGAAGTTCAACAACTTTACGTTGAGCCGTTTGCGTATGTTTCTAATGCGGATTTTAAGCGGTTAAGTATTTTAGCTGCGGGTGCTTCTTTAATCCCTGGCTTAACCCTTTCAGTTAGTGATACTCTCTTACTTAGTGATTCTCTTGCGATTTACCTAGATCCTCCAGCTGGGGAAATAACTGCAACTATTTCAGATACCTTGAGTATGGCTGATTCGCTAGCGTTGCTAACGGATTGCTTATTACAAGTTTCTGATACACTAGCGCTTAGTGTCAGTGTACAAGTTTTCTTGTCAACTGGCCCGAATTTAGAACTAGTTATTTCTGATACGCTAACTCTTTCAGATGCAATAACAATCGTACTAGGTTACGGACTTTCTGCTTCAGATACCCTTTCACTTTCAGTTCTTTTTGCTAATTCGCTAGGGATACCACTTAGTTTTACAGATTCGCTCAATGCTTGGGCAGATGGAGTTACTATGTCATTAAACCAAGGTTTTGCAGCTTCTGATACATTGTCAATGAATGACGCAATTGCTCTTTTGTTTACAGTTGCTCTCGAGTTTGACGATAGCCTTTCACTTTCAGATAATCTTTCGCTACTGTTTACGCACGGCCTTGTTGCATCGGATGCACTTTCGCTCTCAGTTTCTGTAGCAACTGGAAGAAGTTCATTCGGTACAATTTCCGATACTTTATCAATGTCAGTTGCAGTGCAAGTTTCGCTAGGAACGCAAGTAACCACTGCTTTAACGCTAAACGTAGCAGATACATTTACAATGGCAGATGCACTGACTACATTACGCCCGTACCCAATGCAAGATTACTTGCGCAGACGTTTGAATGACGTGAGTTTATAATGACAAAAGGCCAAATTCAAGAGCGAGCTTCCGCAGCATTGGAAGATGCTGGATTAGTGCATTTTACCCGTACGAATCTAAACGAGAGTTTCCAAGATGGTTACGAACTCGTTGTACTTCTTACCCAAAGTATCGAGAAGGTTGCACAGATAACAATTCCAATCGGTAGTCAAGTAATAGATATGACGACGCTGCTGCCGGACTATTATCGGCCCCTCGCGTTTTACTCACAAAATAACACTCGGTGGCTTTTCCCTAAAACATACAAAAAGGTGCAAGACAACGCGGTATTTTGGTCGAACAGTACGGGCAATGTACGTGAATGGGCGCCACTTGGTGAGAAACATATTCTGTTCTTCCCGTCGCCTACAGTAGCGCAAACCTTGCAAATATTTTACTCTGCAACGCCACCGGAACTCACAGATACACAATCCCCCGAGTTTTACGCAGATTGCCATAAAATGCTTGAGTTCTATATCTGCTCGGATATGCTTGAGCAAGATTTACGTTATACCGAAAGCACTAAGTACTTTCAAATGTTTATGGTAGAAATTGAAGAAGTTAGACTTCGCCTGAATCGTAGAAGCTTTTTAGCAAATCTTTTGGAGTTACAATGCCGATCCACAGTGACGCCTATCTCGAATCTTTAATATCTGACTTAGAAATAGATCTCTCGAAAAAGAGCAGGTCTATTTTTGGTCGTCTTGAGTTAGCAATTACCGCAGGTACAGGAGTTTACGCTTTACCCGACGGCGTAAACGAAATACTCGAAATCTCTTGGCAAGGGCGATATTTATCTTCTATGGAACTAGAAGATTATAACAGTAGCAGTTGGTACAAACCAAATAACTTGGCTAGCAGGAAACCGCGCCCCGACTTTTTTATGCTTGCGCGCTATGGTTACACAACTGTGCAATTTCACCCAATTCCGCATACTAGCTACGCGCTAACAAACGGCAATCTTCTTACTCGTGCAGGTTATAACGCAGCGATTGTAGTTTCTTGCTATCGCGTAGCTGACACAAGTAATGACGAATACCGACTTCGCACCCGTTTACTTCGCAGTGTTATTAAATATCGCGCGATGCAACGGGCTTACCTAAAAGCAGGAAAAGGGCAAGATATGGTCGCCGCTGATTTCTTCGAAAAGAAAGCTCAGTGGATTGAACAAGAGTTTGAGAATATACAAAATATGATCCCACGCTCCGTACTTAACGGAGAAGATGAGAATAGTCCTAATGGGCGTGGAAAAGTACCGCGTCCGACTTTACCAACTACGGGAAATTGGGCATACTAAATGGAACTAAGTAGAAAGAATTGGCCGTTAGGCTGGATTCCGAGCGATAACGCTATAGGCGGACGCAAGGATGGCCTGCTACGCATGGATAACTTGTACTTGGACGACCAAGGGATCGTAAAACTAGTTCCTGGCCTAACGCGTGTAAACTCTACCGCTTTGCCGGGAACTGTACATTCTATCTACTCCCAAACTTTCGGAGCGAAGAAGATACGTTTTGTAGGACTTTCCAATGGTTCTGTTAAAGTAGCTGAGACAGATTTTTCGATTACTACGGACATTATCACTGGTGGTAATCCTGAGATTGCTTCGTTTGCAACGATGTATGGGATGGTCTTTGCTTCTAGCGGTAAAAAGATAGTTAGCTATAACATAGAAAGTGCAAAACAAGTTGGGCTTAACAAGCCGACCGTTCCAGTCGTTACTGGCAATGTTGGGCCTAATTCTGTCGTTGTAGATAACTACAACGCTGCAACAATGGCGGCAGGTAGCGGAACTATTCTTTCTACTGGAACTGACATTTGGATTACTACAGCTAGCACAGTTGGAAAAGTTTTAGTTGCGCCTCAACAAGGCGATACTACCGTTTTAACTTCTGGTAGCGTTGGCGCGGCAACTGATCGCGTACAATTGCCTTTTACAGCAGCCGACTCTTCTAAGGTTATTTCCGTACTTCTTGAATTTCACATCGACGACTTAAACTACTATGTCAAGCAGTGGACAAATGTAGACACTGGTAACGGGTCGCCCTTCAATGTTGGCATAAATGCTATATCAGTGCTTTCTGCGTTGCGTGGGGAGTTTGATCGTGAAGGCTCAACTAGCGCACTTGGTTGGGAATCTATTACTGAAGTCATCCTCACGGTAGAAGTTACCGAAGTAATCGATGTAAACTTTCAACGAGTTACGATTCACGGAGGAAGTACGGGAACGCTAAGTGGGCCTTACCAGTACAAGTTAGTCTCCGTCTCGGAAATTAAAACGGCAGGGATTACAAACTATATCGCCACTTCGCCCGCTTCTGACGCAACGGACCCGATCTATACTCACAATAGTAGCGTAAACATTTACTTTCCGATTAACCA